TGTAATTGTAAAAGTAGTTGAACTTGGTACAGATATAACTTGGCATAGTTTATCTTCAAAAGTTGATGCAGCAATACTAGAACCTGTCGGCATTGTTACTGAATCTAATTCAACAATATCTCCTACTTCTAATCCATGATTAGTTGATGTTGTAATTGTAACAGCAGTTCCTCTAGTTGTGCTTGTTGTTATCGTTGAACCTGTAAATGTAATTTGAGTTCCTGCGTTATTACTTCTATAGGGAGTAATATCGTAAAGAGCTCCTTCAAAATAAATAAGTAAAAATTTATCAGTACCAATTGCAACATACCTATTACCATCAAGATCAACAAAGGCATGTTGTTTTCTAGCAACTCCTACGATTGTATCAGGAAGAAGTGAAGACCATCCTCCAACTTTTTCAGGAAGGTTGTATCTAAAACGAACATTATCAGAATCAACCCATCTGTTTTCTGCACCAACAGATGTATCTTGTTTATCGATTCCTGATCTAAATTTAAAGTCAATGAGAGCCATTGGTCACTCTCCTAAGCTGTGTTGGTTTTAAATGCCCAACCTCGTGTTGCATCTACGTATACTAATGTAACTGCTTGACCTGCTGTACTTAATACTAAGTTTGAAGTTCCTGAATTAATGGGTTGTCCATTTCTATCAAAGGTTAAATTGTTAGAACTAAAAGTTCCTCTAGTATCAATGACAGTTACTTCATCTCCAACTGCGGGAGAAGCAGGTAAATCTATTTCTATAGGATTGGCTGTTGTATTTGCAAAAACTTGTGCGCCAGCTACAATGGCGTATGGACTATTAGAATCTGTTATTGTTGCATAACCTTTTTCTAAAATAGTCATAACTGTTTCTGTGCCGTTTGATCTACAAAGAACAGTTGCACCTGGTGGTATCTGAGTAGTGCTACCACTAGCTGTTAATACTCCAAGTGTTCTATTTGATGTACCTCTTACTGTGTCATCTTTCATTACCCACACTCTAGTCACACCTGAACCCGAAGGCATAGTAATAGTTCTATCTCCTGCTAAAGTTCCGTGTAATCTTAAGTATGCGTTTTTACCATTAGAAGTTGCACCATCTGTAAGTAGTAATGTAACACTAGCTCCTGCCATGTCTACATCTAATACTCCTGATGATCCTTGTTCCAAGATTTGTAAATTTGTATTAGTAATTCCACCCCATTGACCAGCTTTCTCACCTGTTGTGATTATTTCTAGTTTAAGGTCTGATGAAAATGTTGATGCCATATTAATTTGTATCTATTGGTGTCCAGACCATATCTACGCCTGGAATAATTTCACTCCATGTTATCGCAGCTACTTCTCCTGTATCTACAGCTAATTGCACTCCAGATGGATCTATATTTGCGCTAGCAGTTATTGTAACATTTCCTGTAGCTAAGGTCAATTGGTTTACAGAAGGCGTAATATCAACGCTTGTACTTGCTGCTGCCGTTCCTGTATTTAATGTTACCTGACTACCTGTAGCAGTAAAATTAGAATCTGCTGTAATTGTTAATGTTCCAAGGCCTAATGTTAATCTATTTGGATCAGGTATTTCTGTAATAGAATCTGCTGAAATAGAAAAGTTTCCAATATTTATATCTAATTGATTACCACTTACGACTACTTGTACGTCACCGGCTGTTTGTGCTGTAGCGAACGGTAATGCTGATATTGCGTCAAATCCTAAACTCATAAATAATCCTTAAAAGGAGACAGGGGGTATGTGGTGGTGTACTGCCCCCATCTAAAGATTATATCATCGTTTAAACCAAGAAGGAAGACCTAAATGAGGACGCTTGTCGAACATATTATACTTCGCTCCAGGGGTCTTACGATTGTTATAATGCAGAAAAACTTGTACACATTCTTTGCCTTTAAATTTTTCTCTCCAATGTTCTAGCTCACAGCCAGAATAAACCAGCATATCACCAGGCTTTAAATCTACTTTAACGCCTTTTTTACCCGTCTCGCCAGATGGCTCTAGATATATGGGCCAATCATCGCCGGCAAGATTCATCGTAGTTGATATCTCACAACTAAATCTATCTTTGTGTCTTTTAAGTTCATCACCTTTTTTATAAATTCTTGCATAAGTATAAGCTGGATATAATTTTAAACCTGTTGCTTTTTCCATACCTGGTTGACATTTAAGTAATAAAGTTTCCATAGCCATATTTGCATATTGAGAATAGGTGTTTGGAATTTGTTCATTCTCACTTTCATAATATCCAATAATAGTTTCAAAGGGTGAAAAGTATCTTGATGCTTTACAAGTATCATAAACTTGTTTTTGCATTAAAAAATAGTTTGCAACAAAAGCTGCTAGATCTTTTGATATTGCTTGACGGATAACTGTATACTTTTTCTTTTTAAACATCTTTAGCCATTTCTTTTGGCACCGCTTGTATATTCCAATGTATAAATCTAAATGGTTCAATACCAAAGTCTACTGCATACTCGTGTTCCAAGTACCCTGGAAATATAATTAGTGTACCTGGTTTTGGTTTAAGATGAAATTGTTCGTGACCTGCCCACACACCTTTTAAGTCTGGTTTCATTTTTAATTTTGTACATCTTGCACCAGTCTTTGGTTCGTGAAATATTGGATAAGAAGTTTTATCACTACACTTTAAAAAATAAAATCCTGATACGTGTTGGTTCCAATGTATGTGTGCTGAATGGTGTCCACCACCTTTTTTAGCAAACTCCTGCACCCACATTTCACTAAATAGTGTTGTGTACTGTTGCATATCATAACCTTGGTGATCTAAATACTCCCAAGACTTTTGACCAATGTAATTTCTAAAATCTAAAAAGTCATTGTCAACTGTTAGTGGTGTTGAGTGATAGGATCTTCCAAAATCACCATTCTTTTTTATAAATTCTTTTTCTCTTTTACGAGCATCAGCAATATATTTGTTACTTGCTTTGTTTAAAGATTTAACAAACTCTGGTTTTTCTTCACTCCATACTACAGTTGGAAAATAACTATTTATGTACATTTTTTAATACTGAAAACAAACTAGGTTTTTCTTTAACAAGTTGTTCACATAACTCCTTTCTTTCATTTAAATTATTAATACACCCTTCAAATTCTTTTTCAAGAGATTTTTCTGTAAGGCCTCCATTTGTAATTAAAGAAACTTTATCTGTAGGACCCCAATGCATACCAGCTGCAATGCAATGTAATCCTCCTATGTTACCAAATTTAAAATCATATGTTTTTTGCCATACAGCTCTATTCATACCGCTTATGCCGACTGGCTTTAAATTTATTAAACTTTTTTCCCAAGATTTACTTAAACAATTTTTCCAATATTCTGTATCGTTCCTATGGGATAATGCATAATGCAATGCTACAAATTCAGAAAATTCTTTAAACATATGTTTGCATTGATAATTAAAATTATCTCTATCCCATTGAGATATTTTATCTCTTTGTAAATTTCTAATTAATTTTATTAAAAATTCGTGAACTGTAAACAAACCATTACTTTCTAAAGGTTCTATAAATCCAGCAGACAATCCAATTGCAACTACATTTTTTACCCAAAGTCTATTATGAATACCTACTCTCATTTTTATGTTTTTAAATTCTATATCTTCTTGACCTAAATGTTTTTTAAATTGTTTTAATGCTGTTTCATCATCTACAAATTTACTTGAGTATACATACCCTGTGCCAATTCGTGACCACAAAGGTATATTCCAAACCCAACCATTTTCTATTGCAGTACAGTTTGTATAAGGAACTAATTCTTTTTCTTTATCTTTGTATTTAATTCTTGTAGCCCAAGCAGAATCATTAGGCAACATATCAGAGTAAGATTCAAAAGGTTCTTTTAAAGTTTTATCTAATAACAAAGATTTAAACCCAGTGCAGTCAATATATAAATCTGCAATATATTTATTGTTTAAAGATTTAATTCCATTTTCATCTTGTTCTATAGAAACCACATCATCAACTATGTGTTTTATTTTTTTACAATAATTATTTTTTAACCAAAGACCAAACTTAGTAGCATCAAAATGGTATGCTCGTGTTACTTCTTTTATGTCAAATTTATTTTGATTAACATAAGCCATTTGTAAAGGATAGGTACAATCAGCATAGTCCGAATAAGAGGTTTTTGGAAACAACATTTTTTTAAACCACCAATCGTTTGTTTCTGCTTTTGTACCTCCTGTAGCTGGTTGTCCAAAAGGATAATGAAAAGCTTCTCCTTTTTTATAAAAATCTGTAAATTTTATACTTAATTTATAACTTCCATCTACGTGTTTTATAAAATCTTTGTCTTCTATTTTAAGTAATCTCATCCAATCAGTTATTTGACCAAGTGTGCTTTCTCCAACACCAACTGTAGATATATTTTTAGATTCAATTAAAAATATTTTATGATTAGGAAATTGAGATTCTAGGGTAGCTGCTGTCATCCACCCTGCACTCCCACCACCTACTATTAAAATTTTCATTTAAATGGATTTCCTAAATGCCATACTACAAGACTATATCTTGTACCTGATGTTACTGGTTTAACTCTATGCCACACAAAACTAGGAAATACAATTATAGATCCTTTTGGTAATATTTCTTTACATTGTACTCTATGTTTTGACTCGTCTCGCATATGAGGATCATAGTTTCTAAAATCAAATTCTAATTCACCACCTTTGTACTCTGAACCATCTGTTAACTGACAAGTCATAGATAGTTTATCCCAACTATCACAATGCCAATCGTAGTATTGGTTTAGTTTATATTTTGTAAACTGACAAGATTCCGATCTCTTCCAATCAAAATTCCAACCTGCCATTTCATTTGCTTTATGCACATAAGGATGTAATTCTTTATATATCCAAGTATCATTAAGCCATACCAAATCAGACTTTCTTTTTCTTTGTAAATTTTTAACTTCTTCTTTATTTAATTCTTTATCACCATAGCCACCAGTTCTAGCCATAACTTCTTTTTGTGCATTAGCATATTGTATTACTTCATCACAAAACTTTGGTGTTAGTACACCACTAAAATACCAATAATAATTAGTTAAGTTCATATTTTATATTTTCCAATATCTAATGTTTCTTGTTGTTCTCCATAAACACCTCTTAACAAAACATCAAAAGCAATTGTTATTCTTGTATCTAAAGAATTATTTACATTTACAAAATGGTAAACATAGGATGGGAACATATATATTCTATTTTTTACATAGGGTAGATTACACGTGTTAGAATTAATGTTATTTAATTTTTTAGTAATTGGTAAAAAAGGAACTGCATAAGGTCTTAAAAAATTTAAATCAGGATAATTATTATTTTTACAAGGAAAATAAATACCAGATAATAAACTAGCTCTGTGCATATGAGGTGGATGGTTTTGGTTTGACTTATGTTTATTTATCCACATAGAAACAACATCTATTTTGTAGTTTTTACACTCTATTAAATAACTATCATTAAATATTTTATTAGATAAATTTTTTATGTGTTTAATTAAAGGTTTAATTTGTTTTTGTTTTTTTATATCTTGTTGTCGTTCTTTAAATTTATTTAAAAAATTTTCAGATAGATTAAAATTTTTAATTTCATCTATGTATACAGGAGTAGAAAATATATCAAGTTGTAACATTAAATGTATTCATATGTTATTGTTTGTACAAAATTTAAATTATTTTTTTGATTGTTAGTTAGGTAATACATATTAGTCGATGGAAACATAATAAACATATTGTCTTTAAGTGGTATATCCCAACTTTTACCTTTACGTCTGTTATCTTCATAATGTATTCGAACCATACAATTTTTTACATTTACACCATAAAGAAATGTATAGTCAGGAGAGTTCCGCAAATCTAAAGGATCTATATTTAATAAAGGAATTGTAGTTTCTTGGGGTTTATACATATTACCCCACGTTTCTTTGTTAATTAAATTAAATTTATATTTTAAGTTTATATGATCTCTCATATAAGTATTTAGCATATCGAATGTTCGTGAAAATGGAAAAGGTGAATCTGTAACTTGTGATTTTAAAATGTCGTTTTGTAATTTATCTC